CTGCCACGATCAACGCCACGCTCCAGAGTGAGACAGCCAACAGCTACGTGACGTTGGCAGAAGCCAATGCGTATTTTGAGACTGTCCCTAGCAGCACACAGTGGGACAACAAGTCTGACGACAACAAAAATCGTGCATTGATCTCAGCTACACGCTGGATCGACACGTTGAATTTTTACGGTGATCGTTGCGATCAAAGCCAAGCTTTGAGCTGGCCTCGCAACAATTATCACGTGGATCGTGTTGAGCTTGCTTGCTCGGCAATTCCAAACGACATTAAATACGCTACTTATGAGTTAGCCAATGCGTTAGCCAATGACACGGACTCGATTACAGGGACTACCGGCGATACGGGGCTATACAAATCCGTCAAGCTCGGCGAGATGGAAGTTGAGTACAACACTTCTAGTCAAGCTACCGGGACTGTTAACAACGTATTCGACGTTTATCCTTGGCTTCAGTCTTATCTTGGGGCTTATTGTCTTGGTGGTAGTGGCTCGTACTCTCTCCGCGTTGTGAGGGGTTGAGATGGCAGGCGCACTCGACAGTCTGTTTAAGAACGTTGCTAAACAGGTCGTTGCTGACCTAGGCAAGTCGTTTGACCACACGATCACCTACACCCGCAAGGCATCTCCGACTTACAACACCAGCACTGGAGCGCTGACAACGACTGACACGGCTTACTCGTTTGACGTGCCAGTTGAGTTTGTTGACGCTGAGGAAGAGGAAGGGCGTGAGGAGCGTAAGGCTCGTTTGTATATCACTCCCGATCAGATCGGTGACAACCAGCCTACGTTTGAAGACACGGTGACACTGAAGTATGCAGGGTCAAATCGCGTTGCTCAGATCACTGACATTCGCACTTTCAAGGGTGATCAAGAGTACCTGTATCAGTTGTTGGTGCGATTCTGATGGCTGCAGCTAGATCTCTTGATTTAGTCGGTCCTGACTTAGAGGCATATATGCAGGAAAGTTTTAATAAGTTGATTTTGACTGTCATGCGTCGTTTAGCGACCAAAAAGCGTAGCCCTGTTTATACGGGCTTTTTTGCTTCTAGCTGGAAAGCCAGCACGTCACCAATCAAGTCAGTAGACAAGGTAGAAAACTTTCAGCCGTGGGCAGGTCTTCGCAAGGCAAAAAGAGCTGACCCGAAAAACAAGGATTACAGAATCGACCCTAGGTTTTATCCTCCCGAAAAGGCTTTTAACTACAAACGACGTGTTTATATTGGAAACACGGCTGAATATGCTGTTTACGCATTAGAAAGCGGAAAAGTTCAGCAGTTTGTGCAAGGGCCTGAGATGGCAAAGCTTTTTGGAGAAGCATTTAAGCCACGCGCTCCACGCATTTCAGTCGGAGCGCGGCAAGGCATTGGCACGTTTGGCACGCAAGCCGGTGAGATTTACACTGGTTATACCGAGCTGTAGTCATGACCTTAGTCAACGCCAGAGCAGCTTTTGAAAAGGCCGTGACCGATGCTGTGGCAGCAGCAGACGCGACGGTGCTAATGAAATACGACAACGTTTCGTTTACGACGCCAGGCAAAGATCAGAAGTACATTTTGATGACGGTCAGTTTTGGGCAATCCACGCTTCAAAACCAAGGCGCAGCTCAGGATTACTATTCCGGTACGATTCAGTGCAACGTGTATGTACCGAAATCTGCTGGCACGTCAGTGCTTTCAGCGATTAGTGAGTCCGTTATTGACGGGTTGACTTCAGTAAATGCGCCTGGCTATACCGACACGTTTAGCAGTTCTCCTCGTGTGCTTGACATTGTTGGCCCTACATCACTGGATATTGAAGATCGCTCACACTTTGTTGGCGTGATTTCTTGCGGGTTTACTGCAACCGCATAGTATAGTATTGAATAAACGCAGATCTTCGATGCGAGCCGCAGAGCTTCTTCGCAACAAGTTTGGTGTAAGCCAGCTGTATAAGCATCAGGTTGAGCAAGACGGCGAGGTAGTGCTGGAGATCTACTGGCATCCGTTGACGATTGCCGAGCGTGAGTCGATTCAAAAAAACGCTGACTCCGACGACGCCGTTGACTTTGCACTGAGCATGATGGTGCGTAAAGCGTTGGACGCGGAAGGTAAGCGACTGTTTCAGGATGGTGAGGTTGCCGTGCTAAAGAACGCTGTAGAGGCGGCTGTGCTGCAACAAATTCAGCTTGCGATGCTGGCTTCTGGAACGGAAAACAAGGTGGAGGAAGCGAAAGCAGACCTCAAAAGCTAAGGGCGACTGGTTTTTTATCTATGCGTTAGCGAAGGAGCTGGGCATGACCGTTGCTCAGCTTTCGCAAACGATGACGCAAGAAGAGCTGGTCGGATGGGCTGCGTTTTTTGAGCTAAAGGGAGAGCAAGAAGAGAAGGCAATTCAGAACGCTAAGACTGCTGGTAGGGCGCAAACAATGAGCAGACGGTAGGATTAGGTGAAGTGTCGAGCCTGACGCGGCTATGGATTACAACCTAAACATAGTCGCCAGCGTTAAGGGACAGGCTCAGCTTGATTCGACATTACGGACTATTGGTCAGATTCGCAATCTTGCGAAAGACCTGAAGCCATTAGATTTTGGAACGAAAAAACCAGGGGCTTTGGCTGATGAAATACGAAAAGCCAAGAAAGAGTTAGATGACCTTGGCCGAAATGTTACAAATGCAATGCAAGCGGGACGGAAAACAACAGGTTTGTTTTCTTCAACGCTTGCAGGAGTTACGGGCCAAGCAAGAGCGTTTGGCACAGCACTAGACAATTTAAATTTTAACAAAAATGCCGTTGAGGCTCAAAATTATGCAAATGCTTTAGCGCAGGCTGAAGCCAAAGCCGAAGGACTAACAGCTGTTCAAAATAAGTTAATAACACAGGCTCGCCAGCAAGCTGGCGTAGCAATCGGTCCTGCTACTCAACTGGGTAGTCCTGAGGCTGTTGCTCAGCAAGTTCGTTTTGAGTCAGCTCAGATTACAAAAGCCAATAGGCTTCGCACGGAACAAGTTCAGTTAGTGGAGCGGATAAACGAGCTTGCTTCGCAAAAAGTTCAAGTTGATCGTCTTAGTGGCCAGGTTGCAAAGATAAATCTTGCTCTTGACGAGCGACGTGTTGATGCGGCTGAAGAAATGACAGAAGAACTTAGAGATCAAATTAGACAGAATGAAGCAATTATTCGTCAGAACAAAAAGAAAAACAAAGGAGCAGAGGAAGAAGAAAAATCGGCTAAGAGAATCCGTCGCACCAGAAAGCAAATGCTTGGTGATGCTGCTCAAGGAGCAATTCTTGGCGGCGGTTTTCCATTGCTTTTTGGTGGTCCTAGCTTTTCTGCAGCTGGTGGACTTATCGGCGGTGGAGTTGGAGGGGCTGCTTTTGGGCAAAAAGCGTCGTTTGCAGGTGGCATTGCCGGATCAGTTCTTTTAACCCCTTTAGACGCAGCTGTTGATGCAGCTGTTGAGTTAGGAAAAGCCTTAGAAGAGCCCACAAAAAATGCTCAACAACTAATTGATCTTTTACCGCTTTCAGGCACAAAAACAAAAGGATTGATTAGAGAGCTTCAAGATCTTGGTTTAAATACAACTGCAAGCGCTGTTGCGGTAGAAACGCTTAGCGAGGAGATTGGAGAGTTTGGCGTCAAAGACATTGCAAAATTTAAAGAAAAAAACGATGAGTTTGCTAATGAAGTCAAAAAACTAAGACTTGCCCTTGCCGCTCTTGCGTCTAACAAGCTTATTGGATTTATAACATTTTTGACTCAAGCAGTAAATCTTTTCAATCGCGGTGGAGGTGTAGGCCAAGGCGGTGGAATGCTGGGAAGAGCTGCTGGTTTTGCCATAGCTCAAGGCGAAATGGCAGACGAAGGAGTGCTGGGAGGTAAACCATCTTCTGCGAAACCTAATGGTCAGCCAGGCTTACCAACTCAGAATCAAATTGATCTTGCTAAACGAGCTGAACAAATTAGAAGAGCAGAAATAGCTCTTGCTGGATTTCAGGTAGCGATTGAGCAGGACCGTTTAAATTTAATTAGAGGACAACTTGGTGTTAAAACAAGTCAGGTAGCAGTTGCCAAGGCAGATATTAAGCTTGCAAAAGCTCAACTGGAGTTTTCAAGCGCTCAAACAGATGCTGACAGGCAGCGTCTTGGCCTGAAAAAAGCTTTAGCTGAGGCAGAGCTTTTGGAGGCTCAAGCCGCCCAAAGAAATGCAGAGACCCTGGCGCGTCAAGCGCAAGCAGCATTTGAGTTAGAGCGAGCCACTAAAAATCAAGCAATTTCGATGGCAGATATGACTGCGGAAATTGCTGCTCAGCAAGCTGTTCGTGCAACCAGTCCTTTTGAAAATCAAGATTTTCTGATGGATCCATTTTTTGGCGGCAGTCGCAAGCTTGAGTCAGAGCAAAATCAAAAATTTGCTGAAACGCTTGGGTTGATGAATGCAGAGCTGGATAATGTATATAAAAACATTGAGTCTGGAACAGACTTGGACCGCGAAGCAAAACTGGCTTTAGCAGACAAAGCGGTTGAGCTAGAAAACAACATTGCTCGATACAAAGAATATCAACCAGCTATAGATCAAGCTGCGCTAGCGCAAGCGCGTTTTAACGAAGCAATGGCTCTTGCTGTTCCAGCAACAGACTCCTTGTTTAATAATCTAACTGCAGTCGTTGAGGGCACGAAGACTGCAAGAGAAGCGTTTGCTGATTTCTTGCGAGACATTGCATCTCTGTTGATGGATGCTGCGAAGCAAATGATTGCGACTTATATCGCGATTGGTGTTGCTCGGTTGTTTGCTGGGATGGGTGGCGGTGAAAGCCAAGGTGCTCACCGTCTTGAGGGCGTTCAAGCATCTCCAGCCGTCAAAGCTGGATACCCTGGAAACTTAAATTACGCTGAAGGCGGTTATGTTTCAGGTCCAACTCGCGCTCTTGTCGGTGAAGGTGGTGAGTCTGAGTACATCATTCCCGAAAGCAAGATGCGTGAAAGCATGGCGCGTTACTCGCGTGGTGCTCGCGGTTCTTCCGTTATCCCAGACGCAGGCGCTTCTGGAACGTCAGGCGAAGGCGGCGGCGCAGCTGTTGCCGCACCAATCGACGTTCGCTACACGGTGGAACGTATAAACAACGTTGATTATGTGACGGCTGAGCAGTTCCAAGCTGGCATGAGGCAAGCAGCCAATCAGGGTGCTAAACAGGGTGAGCAACAAACATTGAAGCGGCTGCAAATGAGCGGCAGCACTCGTAAGAGGTTGGGAATGTGACTAAGTTTGGCTTCGGACATGCCGTCAGGATCTATCCCGGAGGCGGCAAAGCTGCTGTCGAGTTGTTTCAAAACTTTTTCATTGGCAGCGTAGTAACGCATAAAAGCACGAAGCAGCGTGAAGCTCAGCTTGATGGCGATAAATACAGCTTTGTTCCGTTTGGATTTTCCGGGGTCACAGTCAATCGGACAGGTGACGGTTTAGAGGCAACTCTTGTTTTCCCAAACAATGGGCTAACGCGTGATTGGGCTGTTAAGGCAGTCGACAAGAGCTATCTCATTGAAGTTGATGTCCTGGTGATTGAAGACATGGATTCTGATACAGGTCCCAAAGCGGAACACGCGATTGTCCACAGCTATACAGGCCAAGTAACTGGCGGCCAGTGGGATAACGTCTCGCTGAACCTAGAACTTAGTTCCGTACTAGATGCTGTTGGAACGGACGTACCGAGGCGGTCACTGACGCAAAAGCTTGTAGGCAACTTGCCAATCAGCAACAATGTCCGATTGCAGTGATTTAATCGGAATGCCGTATCGGCTTGGTGCTGACGGCAGTGACGGTTCTATCGACTGTATCCACCTGTGTTACAAGGCATTGGAACGGATGGG